GTAGCTCTACTAGCGTTTGTATTAGGTACATTCTTCCCCAATCCCGTCGCCAAGAAGAAAACTGAGAACGCCACAATCACCTGGGCCAAGAGCCTAGGATTTGGTCCCCCGAGGTTTGAATATAATAACAACCAAGAATTCATTACCTCCCTTAAAAAATGTATCACTTACCTCAATTTTGACATCCCCACAAATAAACATATAAATACAGAACTTATAGTAGCCCAAGCTATCGTTGAATCTAATTATGGAATGTCACGTTTTGCTATTGAAGGAAACAATTTATTTGGTATAAGGGTATGGTCTAAAGAAGGTATGTTACCCCATAGACAACCAGATCACATAGAATGGCGTGTAAGAGTATTTAAAAATAAGTGTGATTCTGTTAAGTATTACATAGAAATTCTAAATACAAAAAAAGTGTATGCAGAATTTAGAAGAGTTAGAGAATTAACATTAAATAGAAATCCTATTGCAATGGCTAAAACTTTAGATAACTTTTCTACAAATAAAGAATATGAAAAACACGTTATTGAAGTAATAAATAAATTAAGAGAAAAATAAATGCCACTATTAAGTAAAAGTTTTACATTAGAAGAGTTTCTTAAATCACAAGAAGCAACAAGACTTGGAATTGATAATACACCAAACGAAGAACAAATATTTAATCTTCAGTTACTATGTAATAATGTAATACAACCAATAAGAGATTATTTTAATAAACCAGTTGTTATAAGTTCTGGTTATAGATCTGCAGAATTATGTCTTGCAATAGGTTCTTCTGCTACAAGTCAGCATACTAAGGGACAAGCCGCAGATTTTGAGATATTTGGAATACACAATAAAGAAGTTTCAGATTTTATTGTAAATAGTTTAGATTGGGATCAGTGTATACTAGAGTTTTGGAACGAAAGTGATCCAAATAGTGGATGGGTTCACTGTAGTTATGCTTATGGTGCTAATAGAAGGCAATACTTGAAGGCACAGAAGGTAAATGGTAAAATTGTATATTCATCAATGAGGTAATATGCCAATAGGAAGATCACAAATACCACAACAAATAGAAGGTAAGCTTCGTGGAGCAAAACCATCAAGAGCCATGCTTACTTATAAAAAGAAAAAGAAAAAATAATGGCTAAACTTTGTCCAAAAGGAAAAGCAGCAGCTAAAAGAAAATTTAAAGTGTACCCGAGCGCTTACGCGAACATGTATGCATCAGCTGTTTGTTCTGGAAAAATAAAACCAGGCGGTAAAAATAAATCTCAACAAAGAAAAGAAACATCTAATTATAAACAAGGTGGTATTGCTAAAGGTTGTGGAGATGTAATGAGTAATAGAAGAAAAGTTACAAAGAAATATTAATATGGCTGGTCTTAGAGAATGGGTTGCAGAGAAATGGGTAGATATTGGAACCAAAAGAAAAGATGGTTCTTTTGCTCCTTGCGGTAGATCAAAAGGTGAAAAAAGAAAAGGCTATCCAAAATGTGTACCATTAGCTAAAGCTAGATCAATGTCAGAAGGTCAAAGAAGATCAGCAGTCATAAGAAAAAGAGCAGCTGGTAATAAAGGCCCAAAACCTACCAATGTAAAGACATTTACTAAGAAGTACTATGGTGGTATGATAGATATACAAGACTAAAAACACAAAGGATTAAATAAATGAATATAGCATCTAAACAACCAATGGGTGGCGCGCATAAACCTTATAAACTTACAGGAAAAATATCTGGAATTAAAAAACCAGTTAAAAAGAAAAAGTAAGGTTATGACTTATGGCTACATCTGGCACAACTACATTTAATTTAGATATTGATGACGTCATAGAAGAGGCGTACGAAAGATGTGGCATTCGTAATACAAAAGGTTACGATTTAAAATCATCAAGAAGAAGTTTAAATCTATTATTCTCTGAATGGGGAAATAGAGGTGTTCATCTTTTTAAAGTAGAATTAAAAAACCAGTTAATGACAGCTGGTACAATTACTTACACTACACCATCTGATTGCAGTGATGTATTAGAAGCTTATGTTTCTACAACTGAAACAGTAACTTCAAGTACAAACGATATTTCATTAAATAAAATTGATAGATCTGCATATGCAGGACTTCCTAATAAAGGACAAACTGGTCAACCCTCACAATACTATGTGGACAGACAAATTAATCCTACAATCAGTTTATATCTTGCACCAGATTGCACAACTTACACTTATTTAAAATATTATTACATACAAAGAATTCAAGATGCTGGTTCTTACACGAATCAAGCAGATTTACCATATAGATTTTTACCGTGTATGGTTTCTGGACTTGCGTTTTATCTATCACAAAAATATGCACCAGAAAGAATACAAGATTTAAAATTATTATATGAAGATGAATTACAAAGAGCTTTAGAAGAAGATTCTCAAAGAACTTCTGTATTCATTTCACCTTATACTTATTTTGGAGATAGATATTAATGTCATTTGCACGAGGTAAAAGATCATTAGCAATTTCTGATAGAAGCGGAGCTCAATTTCCATATAGAGAAATGAGAAAAGAATGGAATGGTTCTATTGTTCATTTTACTGAGTATGAACCAAAACATCCTCAATTAGATCCTCCATATCATCCAGCTGATCCTCAAGCATTACTAATGCCAAGAGCGGATATTAGACCAGGTGGTGGTTGTGAAGTACAACTAGATTTATATTATTGGCCAGGACAATTTTTAGCAAATGGAATGCAACCTGGAATTAGTGGAGATATTATTAACAGTAGAAGATCTGCAGCAACAAGTGTTGGAGATGTAACAATAGTAATATCATGACATACGCAGAACTATTATCTAATATAAGAAGTTATACAGAAGTAGATTCATCAGTATTAACTGATAGTCTTTGTGATACATTTATTAAAAATTCTGAATATAAAATATTTAGAGAAGCTGATTCTGATTATGCTAGAGAATATGCTACTTCAAGCTTTAACTCTGGTAATAGATTTTTACTTTTACCTGATGATAATACAGACGAAGGAACAACTACTATTAGAAGAGCGCTAATAGTTAGATCTGTTATTGTAACTAATACATCTTCTAATCAAGTATCATTAGAACCTAGAGATGATACATTTATAACTGAATATAATAGTTCAGGATCTAGTGGATTTCCTAAATATTACTCAATGTATAGAGAAAATGCTATTCAAGTAGCACCTACACCAGATGCTTCATATCCAGTAACATTAGATTATGTTTATACACCTGATAATTTAAGTTCTACTAATACTACAACTTATATCAGTCAAAATGCACCAGAATTATTATTATATGCTTGTTTAGTAGAAGCCTTTGCATACTTAAAAGGACCTATGGATATGTACAAATTGTATCAAGAGAAGTATAATACAGCATTACAAGGCTTTACGATTGAACAAACAGGTAGAAGACGTAGAGATGAGTATTTTGATGGTTCATTAAGAATTAAAATTAATTCACCATCACCATAAAAACTATAAGGAGTACAATATATGGCAATAGCACAAGCAGTATGTAATTCTTTTAAACAGCAAATTTTAGAAGGACAACATAACTTCGCAACTGGCGGAAACGTTTTTAAATTATCACTTTATACATCAGCAGCAAACTTATCAGCATCAACAACTGTTTATACTTCAACTAATGAAGTAGCGAACACTGGTCAGTACACAGCTGGAGGTGGTGCTTTAACAGGACAACAAACTTCACTTGATACAGGTGTAGCAATTGTTGACTTTGCAGATTTATCATTCACAGGAGTTACGCTGACAGCAGCGGGCGCTTTAATTTATAACACATCAGCAGCAAACAAAGCTGTATGTGCTTTAAGTTTCGGTGGAGATAAAACAGCAACATCTGGAACATTTACAATTGTGTTCCCAGCGTTTACATCAGCGAATGCAATATTAAGAATTAGTTAGAAGGTAGTTTTATGGCGTTCGTTATAAACGACAGAGTCAAAGAAACTACTTCAACTCTTGGTACAGGCACCGTTACACTAAGCGGGGCTCAACTAGGATTTCAAAGTTTTTCTTCTGGCATTGGAGCAAGTAATTCAACTTATTACACTATTGCTTTAGGCAATCAGTGGGAAGTTGGTATTGGCTCATTAACGAACGCTACTACTTTTACAAGAGACACAGTAATATCTAGTTCTAATGCAAGTGCATTAGTAAGTTTTACTACAGGAATTAAAGATATATTTTGTGCCTTACCCGCAGAATATACACCATCACCTTCAATGCTTGCACAAGCATTTGTTAATACACACGCAACAACAATTACTCAAGATCAAACAATTGAATCTGGAGTATTGGCAGGACCTGTTAGTATAACAGGAACACAAACAGTAACTGGAAGTTTAGTAGTAGTATAAATATGGGCGGAATTTTACAAGTTGATACAATTCAGAATAATAATACGTCTACGTTAATTACGCAGACGAATGCTACAACTATTACTATTGGAACAACTGGTCAAACAATTTCTTTAGCATCTGGAGCTTCTTCAAGTGGCTTTGGTGCTACATATAATAGTGGATTAAATTGGACTTCAACATTAGTAACTTCTGCATTAACAGTTTCAGCAGGAATTGGATATTTCGTAAATACTTCAACAGCTGCTATTACAGTTACATTACCTGCTTCACCTACATTTGGAAGTATAGTAGGTATTGCTGATTATTCAGGTTATGCTTCAACAAATAATATTACAGTTAATCCAAATGGAAATAAATTAGAAGGTGGAACTGCAAATAGAGTAATTAGCACAAATAAAGAATCTGTAATTTTAAATTATGTAGATTCAAC